GCACTGTGTCTTCGAGGCTTGATTGAATCCTGCTAATTACTTTGTAATAGTCTTGCATGTTCACTTCGCTGCCAGTCACCGCTCCAGCCTGTGCACCAACAAGTTTAGGCTGAGGAATCCCTGTTGCCACGCTTACTTGTTCAATGTTCGTTTTAAAGAAGGCTGTGGGGTCAAGTGCTCTGCCCTGTGCACCTTCAAAATGAAATTTCATGCCATTGTTTTCTGTTGCGCTGTTTTGGGCTATGCAAATATAGGTGCGACTCATCAAGTCTGCGAATGCGCCACTTGCCGACCACTCTTCAAGTTTGTCCACGGTTGTGCCTGCTGGAAACTCTACAACTGGGAAGCCTCCGCCGTTGCGGTACATCCACTGTGCAGCGCCCCATCTTATGTTGCGTCCACAGTTCAAGTCATCCCAAACTGGGTCTAGTACAGATGAAGCGTCGCTTCGTGTCTGAACTCTGCATACACGTGTGTAATGAACATGTAGATATGCGCCTTCGCCCTTGTACAATTTATAGATTAATGGTTCCCCGAACCTTGCGCTAGACGGGTCCATGTCTTTCCGGTCTACTTCGACTTGTTTGGTTTTGTAGCCGTCTTTTGTGCTTGGATAAACAGCAAGTTGCTTTAGCTGGCTTCCCGGCTTAAGTGGAGTGCTTAGTTTGTTGATGTCTTGCACGTCGTCGAAGCCAGCAACTATTAGGCTCCAGCCGTAGATGCGTTCCTGTTCTAACGCTTCCGTGAGACGAGTTTTAAATTTGAGCTGTGACAAAGCGTCTTGCACTGTTCTGTCAAGTGCGGGGTCTGCTTCTTCAGTGTCGGGGTCGTCTATTTTGAACCATTTGTCAGTTATGTCGGCGGCTACGCCGTAAGTTAAGAAGTGGGCTACGGGTTCGCGTGTGGCTGCGAAGGCTCGATCCGCGTCGGCTATGGTGTCGCCGAAGCCTGCGCCTAAAGCCGTGTCTACCTGCGGGATTTTTATGCTGCTGCCCTCAGTAGTGTCTAGGGCAACGTCTGGGTGAATGATTAAGCCTCCGTCCTTTGTGTATCGTAAGCCTTTAGGATTCGGCATATTTACTCACTTTATCCAAATAGGAAACTTATGTTACTTGTAGGATGTTTATGACCCATTAAAGCATAACGTGTAGCATCCATTGCGTGATCGTTCTCTTTCACTTCCGCATCATAAACCATAACCTCATGAATCCAACTAACACATGTACGCTGCACAAATATTCGAGGTTTACCATCTTCTTGAACTTTAAATCTGCCGCCTAACTCGTGAATGCCATCATCTCTTTTGCTTGCATCTGCTTTAGCGTCTAACCCGGCCTTGCGGAATGCGTCAATTAGTTGCGGTTCGCTTCTGTCGCAATATATTGATCCTTTTCCCCACTGCTCCACCATGAGTTTGCATTCGCTAATGAGTACTTCGGGTTGCACTCTGTTCTGGTAAAATTCATCCATGATATATGCACGGTCATCGTTGTCGAATCCAACTGCCACAATGGCGGAAGGATTAGTCCATCCGAAGTCCACTGCGTAGATGACTGTTCTGATTTTTGTTTTTTCAATTTCTTTCACTTCATGAATTGTACTGTCAAAGTCGAAGCTTCCTGTACCCGCAGGTGCAAATAAGCCCTCTATGAACCGTTTGGCGAGGCTTCCATGATGTGAGGCTGTAATTTCGGTTTTATACTGCTCTGAAACATGGGGATTATCGTAGAGGCTCCAACGGTAAACTTTGCTCAGTGGATTCCGTGTTTCTGGGTTTTCAAAGAATTCATATAGCCTATCACCCGGCAAGAGGGCTGGCGGCGTTGTGGTTACTAGGGCACAGGAAATGTCGTGGCTAGTTCTTCCGCTTCCCCTTAACCTGCGGAGTATAACATCCCAACTTTCGCTGAATCGTCTGATGTATTGTGCTTCGTCAACGTGAATTATGTCTATGTTTGGTCCTTCAGCCATTTCAGGCTCTTCTAATGAACCGAACCATAATGTTTGTCCGTCTCGGAATTCTATGCAGTTGTCTCCGCGTCTAAAAGCCTGAACGGTTGGGTTTGACTCTATGGGTTTGCCTAAGAGCAAATGGCTTTCGAGTGTGGGTAACAATATGCGGGTGACCATTTTGTATGTGGGTTCAAAAATGTAAGCGACTGCCCTTGGATTCTCTAGCAACATGCTTAATGTTTCAAATACTCCGCATAATGTTTTGCCGCTGCCTGTTCCTGCGAAGACAGCCCTATAACGAATTTTGTAACGGTCATTATGGAAGCCTTCTTGTTTAGAGTGGGGAATGTAGCGGAAGATTACTTCAAGTTGTTGGCTCAATCTGGTTCTCTTCTAAAGGTGGCTTCCACATTTTAACTATGATTTGGCGAATGTCAATTTGTTCTTTCCGTTCAATCTTACGAGTTAACATTTTGCCCACAAGTTTGGCGATTTCTTGAAACGCTAAAACCTTGTCTTCCCGTTTAATGTCGGGATAGGTTTCTACGAATTCTTTTTTTATCCAGATTTCAAATAAGCCTGATTCTACCCAAGCGTTCATGTCTCGGTCTATGGTTTTCTCTGTTACTCCACAGGCTTGTCCAATTTGTTGTCGGTTTAAGCCTTCATGCAAGCCTTGCTGAATGTATGGCAATCGTTTAAGAGTTTGCGTAGTTAAAGACATTTAAAGGACACTTATCCCCGTGTGGTTTCATTGTTAAAATTGGTAATTTTATAAAGGTTTAATTTTTAATTTCTTAATTGGATCTTCAACTTTCACTGTTTCTTTTCGCCAATTCGGGTCAGCTTTTAAACGTGTTTTACCATCTAAAACTTCACCAGTGTCCGCATCGACTAAGACAGGATATAGTTGTCCTATGTCTTCCGCTGATTTCTTAAGATTGTCTAACAGAGTTTCTTTCAAAATCATTTCACTTTTTGTGTGGTTGGGGACATTTAGGGGACACCTATTATCTTGTTTCTTACGAAAGTAACTGACAGCTGTCAGTTGAAGTTTTGCGCCGTTGAACCGTCTAACATGAAAGGAGAATGGACTGTTCCAGAAGCGGTTTGGACGGGTTAGGATTCAACGTTTACGCAGTCTCGCAAACTCTATCTGCAGACAGTTTTATGGATAACTGCCAAACCGAGACACTAAAATTCTGAGCCGTGGTGCGACTCCTTAGGATAGAGTCTGTTTCGAGGCTATATCATTCCTTTCCAGTTTTGGGGCACGGTCATCGTTTTTCCGCAGTGTGGACATTGCACGGTGCTGGTTGGAGCTCCATAAAATATCCAAGCGGGTGTCGGCTTGATTCTGTTCAGGGTTGGAATGAGCCATTTTGTCGCTACTGTTTGAGCGTGAATCCGATCTTGCTTGTCTGTTTTCCAGTGGGTTAAGAGTGCGTCAACTATGCCGTCTGAATAATGGTCTATCCAGCCGGGGTAAACCATTTCTAAGTAGGCTTCGTAGACTAGCCTGCATTTGTGGTTGAATATGCGCTCTTCATTAATCCAGTTGTCTGTTGTCAAACATTGTCGCCTATCCAAATGTCAAAACTGAATGGCCCTGCTTCCGCTGTGATGATGGTTAAGGTAAAATTTGCGGTGACATAGTCGTCGACTGGCAAAGCAATGTCTGTGCAGTTCCACGTTAATGTGTAAGCCATTAGGTTTGGTGAAGAGTTATTGTATGTCATGGTTAGTTTTGTGATGTTTATGGTTCCAACATTTGTAATGTCGACTAGCCGACTAAAGGGCGTGTTTAAAGTGACGTTGCCCCAGTCAATACTTGATGGAGTCGCTGTTAATTCATATGCCGATTTTATCGTGCCATGTGTGAAGATGCTTAAAATCCAAGGCACAGCATAAACTAGAGTTGTGAAAGTTAATAGGGCTATGATTAGGATTGACGCTATGGCCTTAATGTTCATTTGTTCTGTTTCACCTCCAAAACCGTCTTTTTCTTGTGGTTCATTTTATACCTGGCGTAAACGATTGTTGAGAGTATGAGTATTGTTGATGGTGTCACCCACCAATTTACGATTAGAAAATTAAGAGCTCTTGCGCCAGCGATTTGGTAGGCTGGCGTGTACACACCAATAGCCAAAATTATGATGCCGATTATGATGCCGATTAACACGCATAAAAGGTAATATTTCATTTGTCGCCAGAATGGAAGTTCAATCCATGTTCCACGGTCTTGAGCACCCATTCTATTTCACGACTATTTTTTCTATGGTTTTCGTGTCTTTCAACATCAACATGTCTTGTAATGTTTGAACTTGCGTTTTCAATTTCGTGTTTTCCGCCGTGGTTTGTTCAACTAATTTTTGAGCTTCATCAAGCAAATCTTTAGAGTCTGATGTTTCCGTGTTTTTCACTTGTTCCTGAAGAACATTATATTTGGTTTCCAAGTCCGTGTAGGATTTAGCCATGTTTATATTGTCATTTACGGCTTGCTGTGCCTGAGCTTCCAACTGTGCCTTTTGATTGTCCACATGGCTTTTCCAAAGTTTAGTGACAACTGCTGTTCCACCGACCACGCCTACAGTTGCGATTGTCTGTGTGCTAAGTTGACTCAAGAAAGTTTGAATTTGCGGAATCCACGTTTGCCCTATGCCCCAGGCGCCTTCAACAATTGGGTTTGTTAAGGTGTAAACTGGTTCAACGTGAAAATACCATAAGCTGAACAGTCCTAAGCCGATGAGGACGCCTATGAATGCAAGTGTCCAAAAACTAATTTTACGTGGTTGCTGTGGAAACATTTTCTTCTATCCTCAGTTGAGACAATTTTTTAGGCGGAGTATCCTGATAAGTCAGGAAATGATTTGAAAAGAGTTTAATCGGTGCTGTTGAGTTGAAATAGTCTTTTAAGTTTATGATGATGGTGTGGTTCCAAACGCCTTTACGGTTATATTCGTCATGGATTGGTTCTATATAACTTACTGCGCCATAGTGGTCGTTGATTATTGTGCGTAGGCATTGAGATTCTTTGGCGCCGTTGCCCAGGTGAATGAGGAATTCGAGTTCTTCAAGCGTTAAGATTTTTTCAATGTTTGGTGATGTTGCCAATATCTCGGAAAGTGAAGCTATAAACTGTTCACAATCCACAATAATCACGTTGCGAAAGTTAAGAGGAACTGAATCAAATTAATGTAGGTTTGCAAGTCGCAACTTGGCATTCTACGTTCTTTAACCACAATTCGTTCTTTTCCATCCTGCCACCTTTTCGGCATGCCATCACTGTTGCGTTCAACATCAATGTAGCTTGGAAAAATTTGGATGTTAGCTCCAAACCCGAAGCCATAATCTTTCAGGATCATGCTGGTGCTTGGAAAACACACGTCCATAAACTCTTTAAGACCCTGACCTGACGGATCGTAAACGTCCATGCCCCAGCTACTAGCGTAATTGCTTATTGTATCCCACTTGGTTATCACGACAGCTATTCCCTTAATCGGTTTGCCCCGGCTCTGCTCCTTATAAATGAAGATTTCGCTTAGAAGCCTATGCAAATAATTGTCTGGATCCTCTCGCACTTCGTCAGTTGGCATATTATAGCCTTTCACGCCCAAAGCCTTACTACTGTCAACACATAAAATGTAGCCGTCACTTTCTTTCACATAGTTAATCAAGTTTTGAGCAAGACTGTATGCGACTGGCGCAACGTTTGGCGTAGATTTACTGTAGTGGGCAATCATCAAGTCTATGTCTTCACCGGCAATGTCAACCATTGGCACTTGAATCTTTTTCTCGCCAAAAAACGCTTTATCCCTGAGTAGCAAGCCTGATTCTGCAGCGTACCTTGTGTGCGCAGTTGTTTTTTCTGGAAAATGTCCTTGTCTCAAACTGCTTACTGCATCTAAGACGCTGCTTGTGCCTTCTAAAACACGACAACGGAAAGATGGATTGTCAGCACTTAATGTTTGGGCGGCTAGAACCTCCATTGCACTTATTGTTGTTTTGCCTGAACCTGTTGGTCCCAGCATTGCAAAGCGTGTTTTGTAAGCGTAAAGTTGCGTGGGCATTATGGGCTGGGCTGACTTTTTGAAAACGTTTAAACCTTTAATTTTGTCGAACAAACTCATGATGCTGTGGCTTCCTCTTTCTTTGCTTCCAGTTCTGGTTTAGTTATCGCCTGTGGAACCGGTTCAGCCGTAACTTGCGGCAATGCCGCTATTGGCGTGTGCTGATAAATTTTTTGTTCAGCAGTTTTCATTAGGCGTGGTCTACGATCCCACAGAAACTTTTTGATGCATACCCAAATGACGCCGCCGGTTATGAGCAAGCCTACAAACACGGCTGCTGCTTGCAAACCATTTACTGTTCCCCACAAGAATAGGCCAGTGATTGCGCCTAAGAGCAAGTTTGCTGTGCCTTCGCCTAACACTTTAACAAATAAGTAGTGCAGGTTTTCTCCGAATGTGGGAATGGCTAGGCCACAAGCAATTATTGTCGGTGTTAAGATTGCTAGGATGATTATGAACCATGCGAGTTTCCTCATTTTTTTCGGTTCACCTCCAAACTTTCATTTTTTCTTTGATTTCCACATATCTTGTAATATTACAAATGCAGCTAATATGAAAACGGTACATGTTACTATTTCAAAAAATTGTGCTTCTGACATGTGTCATCCTCACTTTTGAAATATTCCTCTCCCACGACTATCACTTAAAATTAAGCCTTTCTCAACGTCTGGCACATCGCTCACCGTTACTTCCATACTGATGGTTGAAGCATAAGCCAGCAAGTCTTGCCGGTTTACTCTGCACACGGATTCGGCTAAAATGGGGTCTTGAAAACTAGTTGTGAAAATATAGTGTCTTACGGCTTGTTTCAATATTGCTTGGGGGCTTCGACGGTGTGACATACTATCTTTCACTCAATCAAGTTTTTTCTTGAAGGGCGAGATTTGAATTTTTAGAAGTTGCTAATTTATGGATTATGTATTAAGTCTTAATAAAGTTTGCCCTTAACACTTTTCTTTTAGGAAAAGTTTATATGTGAAGTATGTGTAACTGTTGTGTAAGCGGTTGTGGAACATGAAAGCTAACATTACGTCCAGCAAGATAGATTCTATTCGTAAGATAGACAATACGCCTAATTCTCAACAAAAAAAAAGAAGTAAAAGACAAAAATTCGTTGAATTGTGTCCAACTTGTAGGAATAGTCTCAACAAAAATTTACCGCTTTATCATTCATGGCAAACAGTTCAAGCCGCTTTGAGAAATCAGAGACGAATATGTCTTACTAAACAACATCAAGGTTGTAACGTAAAAGAACCATTCTGAGGAAGATGAAACCATGACTAAAATCGAAGTTAGTGAGGCAACATATCAATTAATCCTTGAGGCTCAAAAGAAAAAAGGACTAAGCAGTTTGAGTGTAACTCTCGCTGAACTAGCTTTAGAGTTTTTGAGAAAGAAGGATGAGAAAGAAGGATGTGAAAACATGAGTTGCGGCTTAATTTGGTTTCTGCGGTTACCATGCTTATGGCGGTTTGGATGTTGGTTCTGTCCTTCCGAAGAAGAACTTAGGGATATGCTTCCACTACTAAACAAAATTTACTTTATGATTAATGAAAAAAACGACGATATGAGGAAGTTTGTGCAATGAAGTTTCAGTTGTTTTTAGACACAAAGGATGAGAACCTATTTAGAAAAGCAACATGCGAATTAGGCACGGTTTTCTATCGTGTGGTTAATGCCGAGAAAAGCGAGTGGGAAATCTGCTATTTCAGTGGTTCACGGTTAGCAAAGTTTCACGGTGTAGTAAGCGAGGCGTTTGCCAATTACGTGAAAGCCATGGGGTTCAAAGTTGACGTTATCGAGGTTGACGAGTTCGCTGGCACAGTCAAAATCATACAAAACAAGGGGGTTTCCTGAGTGAGTGAAGATTCTTGTTGGGTTTGTCCAAACTGCGAAGCCCAAGTTCCAAGCGACTGTGATGTTTGCCCAGAATGTGGATATTTCGAAGCATTGGATGATTTGGAAGTGAGAAAATGAAAAAGGAGGAATTAAAAATATGAAAGAAAAAAAGTTTAAAATAGATATTGTAGATGACATCGTTAAAGCCTTATTCCAAGATTGTGGCGTAGAAAAATTGCTTATTGAAGAATGCAAAAGCGATTTTACACTGACAATTCAAGAAACCATTTTTGATTGGCAACTCCAAAAACTCGTTGAACTATTCCAAAAATATCCATTCTTAACCTACAGTCTTGAACCGAATGAAGGCTTAGTCATCTATGAAGCGGAGGAGAGTTGACAAAAATTGGTTAAACGAGTAGGATTCCAAGTTTCAGAAGAACTGTGGAACAAGTTTTTGGAAGCCATTGACGGCGAGTTTGAAACTGCAAGTCAAGCTTTCAGAAGTTTCATGAAAGAGAAAATAAAGGAAAAGGAGAGGATTTAGAATGGAAAAATATTTTGTGTTTGCCATCAAAGAAGATGGACAGATTGAACCCGTTATTTGGTTTGAAACTCTAAAAGAAGCACGAAAAGAAGCTAAGGATTGGAAGAAAAAGTATCCGACTGATAAGCCAATTTACATTGGAAAACTTTTGTTTGAACCGAAAGAGGAGGCTTAAGAGTTTTGGCTAAACTTGAACCAGAGTGCCACAGATGCACCCCTGAATGCGAAAGATATGGGGAATGTGATAGCAGATTCAAAAAAAAGGAGACTCTTTAATGGTGCATTGTGTTTTATGTAGAACCCACTTCAATAGGCAAACTCGCTACTGCAACTTTTACAAGCGAACCATTGCCCTAGCCGACATTCATAGGCAAATCAGTTGCCCCGGCTATCCGAACCGGGCTAGGGAAAAATGGTTGTTGAAGGCTGCAGGTAAAGAGCAGAACCCGTATTTTCAAGCGGAAATCTTCTATCAAATTTGGGGAAAGAAAAAATGAAATGCCCAGAATGCGGGAGTTCAGATGTGACTTTTTTGCCTGCAACAACAAGTTCAGAAACCTATTATTTTTGTAACCATTGCGGATGTTATTTTAAAGTCAAAACATGGTGAAAAAAAATGAATGAAGCATATAATTTACTTAAAGACGTTGTTGGTTTTCCAGAAAAACAGATTCCTGAAATGTTCACCTTTACCGAAGAAAACGGGGAATATGTGATTAAGGCTTTTAGATATTTAGATGGGCCTACTTTCGGCAAAATCTTGCGGGCAATAATGGCTAAGGGCGGAAGTTATAGGAAGGATGAAACTACAAAGTTTGCCATCTTCACCTTGCCCAAACAACAAAAGGAAACATCTGTCGAAGCTTCGACACCTACCGAAGTTAAAGTTGAGGAACAAGGCGAATATGCTCTCAGCAAAAGCCTACATGGAAAACTTGGACAGCTCGTGCCATGCTTACAAGATGCAGAGGGCATAACTATTGACGGTTTTCACAGACTAAAAATTAACCCAAAGGCTTGGACAGTTAAAAATGACCAGATTAAAACGCCTGTGGACCGGGCATTAGCTCGAATGACCGTGAACTTTTGTCGCAGACACTATTCAAGTGAAGAGATGAAAAACGACATTGGATTGTTGATTGGCTCGGGTTTAACTGTGGATCAGATAGTGGAGATCACGGGAATTAGTAAAAGCACAATCTATAATTATATGCCTCCAGAAAAAAAAGATAAGGCATTAAGTGAAGCACAAAAGAAAGGATGGGAAGAAAAGAAAGAGTTTCCAGCCTTGGAAACCCCTCTTAAGACTCAAGAAACCATAATTCCAAAAAGAAATTCAGGGCAAATCTACAAAACATACTTGCTTGGATTGCGAGAATGCGAAAAATGCGGAGGTAAAGAAGAACGAGACAAAATGAGTTTCATAGACAATCAACTGGTTTGCCGAAAATGTGCAGGAAAAGACAAGCCGTTAACACCGCATAAACTGGAAGCGGAACCCACATTCAAACCTAAAGAAAAAGCTGATTTTCGTGTTGCCCAGATGCATCCGCAGAAGAGCAAGTTTGAACTAGAAGTAATTCAACAATTGCAAGCTGAAGGTTTACCGTTAGAAACTGACCAAGAATTTTGTATTCAAAAAACAGTTCCAGACGCAATATTAAAACTTAAAGACAGAACCGTAGCCATCTACATTGACAACGTGGCAACACATGAAGAGGGAGACGAGAGAGACGAGTTTCTGCGGTCAACCCTAGAAAAGTTGTATGACTTTGAAATCTGCGTGGTTCAATACAAAAACGATAGTGCTGAGGAACGGCAGAGGGCAAAAGAAACCATAAAGGAGTTTTTAAGGTGGTAATGCTTTCTTTAAACAAAACAGCTAGAGTAAACCATAGTAGTTATGGGGAGCATGTTCATTGTTTCTGTCGGAATTTACCCATATTCAACAATCTATGGAGAATCTTCCGTTATGAAATCGTAAGTATAAAGAATGGAGAAACCAAATATGAATGAAAAAACAGTAATTCGTGTCCTTTCAAACCCACAGAAGAAACTGTTAATTGCCATGATAGATTCTGTTTCCATCGTAGAAGCTGCTGACAAAATTGGTATGAGTAGAAAAACTGCATATAATTTGCTGTATAGTCTCCGTAAAAAATATGCTAAGGCACGAGCTTTTGTAAACTATGTCGACGCACAAAAAAGAAGAGGAAAACTCTTCAAAATGGTTCTGACAGACCGTGTTTCTATAGAGGAAAAGTTGTTGGAGGAGGAGGTGTTTTAGATTGAGTAAACCAACCACAGTAGGAGATGAATTAGTTTTTCAAGTAAGACGTATTGCAGAAGCTATGGAAGAATTGAAAGTTAAAGGTTTGCCACGGGACATTTTAGTATTGTGGATTCAGAAGAAAACTAAACTTCCGCAGAGAGACATCATTGCAGTTTTAGATGCGTTAAGTGGTATTCGACAAGCTTTCAGTCAGGTGGTTAAATAATGCAGGATACTCCTAAAATGGTTCATGTTTGGCAACTCCGATGCTGGAACTGCATGTTACTCCATAAAGACTTTGCCCAAAACACACATAGTTGTCCACAGAATGTTTTCCGAGATAGCGAATTGTATCCTGAGTTTTTTGCTGTTAAATGTGAAAAATTTGAGCCAATAAAGGAGGGATAAAATGAGTGATGAAGATCGGATTGCAAAATTGGTGAAGATTTGGGTAGAATGGAACAATCCCATAGTGGACAAAATAAGTGGGGATGACGCAATGTATCAAATTGGAAATTTGTTCAAAACGGAATGTCTAATTGCGTGGCGAGAATTTGTTAAGCAAAAACGGAAGCATGATGATTTGGCTTTGAGAATTAAACATGAAATGGTGAGATGATAAAAATGGGTGAAGAGTGTGAAAGCAAAATCGCATGCCTACTTGCGAGCATGAATAACTTGGCAAAAAACGATTATGACAGTAAAATTACGGTGTTATGCAAAATCATAGTCCTACAAGAGAAGATGATTCAAGATTTGCAGGAACAGTTGGATGGGCATTTTGAAGATTATGTGCATGTTGAGAAGCCTTTCTACGAGTTGAAAGAGGGGAAGGCGAAACCATGAGTGAACCTTGCTTGTTGCCAGATATTCAGAAAATCCTCCGAAAAATTAAAGGAAAATACTATCTACAGGAAATCGATGACCCCATCCCTCTTTGTAAAGGATGCTTTAACGTGGGAGCGTCATGTGGAACACCATGCGCTACGTGTGAGAGGTCAAGAGAATGGACGGAAAATTGGATGTTAGACCTGTTTTTAGATGAAAGGTACATCGTTTGGAAAAGAAGGAAGTGAAGGTATGACAGAAATTGAATGTTGCGTTGGATGTGTTGTTCATCATGATCCAAAGTTTAACTTGGAAAAAATATTGGGTAAATGCACTTGTCCATGCCATTCTGATAAGACTTGGAAATTAAAGCGAATCAAACTAAAAATAAGGGAGTGAAAGTGTGAGGAAGCATACGAAGTTTTTGGAACGACAAGCAAAGCGAAAATGCGTGGGGACAGGAAGATAATGGAACCCTTTTCAGAAAAGGCTTCACCGAAAATAGGGCTTTCTCCAAAAATTGAAAGAGCTAGGATAACCTACGCAATGCGGAACTGCCCAACCGAAATTAAAGAACCAGAACTATTAGTGGAAGAAGCAATTGAAAAACATGGCGATAAGATTGCTGTTAGTTGCAGTTTTGGAAGTTGTAGCGTTGTGGTTCTATACATGGCTTTACAAGTTAATCCAAACATCAAGGTTGTTTTCAATAATACGGGTGTGGAGTATCCTGAAACTTATGCTTACCGAAACCTTCTCAAAAAAGAATGGAATCTTAACTTAATTGAAACGAAACCCAAAAAGAATTTCTGGCAATGCGTGAAAGAATATGGCTTTCCACTTCTACGAGAAGCATATAGGTTTAAAGGAAAGAAAATGTTTCATAAACCAGAATGTTGTGTTTTCCTTAAGGAATTACCATTCAAAGAAGCATGCAAAGAATTTGAAATTGAAGCAACTTTAACAGGGCTTCGTTGTTCTGAATCTCGTTTGCGGATGTTTACGCTTGCTCAACGAGGTCAATATTACCACACTCAAAAATGGGGAAGTTTATGGCGTTACCATCCAATTGGTTTTTGGTCACACAAGCAGGTTCGAGAATACTTAGAGGAAAATAATCTTCCAATCAATGAGATTTACAAAAAGGTTGAGCGGTCTGGGTGCATGCCCTGCACAGGGTTCTTACATTGGGAAAAACAACTATCTAACACAAACTTGAAAATGTATCGTTATGTCCAAAAACTTCGCAAAGTTCCATTACTTGACGATTTTATTCAGCTAGAAAATGAACTTGTCGATAAATGTGTTCAAAACATCGAAGAGGTTGGTGTTTAAGAATTGACTGAGCAAATTTGTTTAAAACCAACACGCTTAGACCATGACATTCTCACACGACTAAAAGCTTACTTAAACTTGGAAGGTAGACGCTATTTCACGGCAGACGACCTGTACCGCTTAGGCTTAGTGAGGCTTCTTTCGGAACCGCACAGCAGAACAGTAGGCGCATGGTTCAGTCGAATGCAACATGCACGGGCTATCGTGGACACGGGTGATTTGGTAGCGAGTTTGCGCGTCAGCAATAACAATCGCAGAATCAAAAGGTATGATGCTTTTCCAGAAAGAGGAAGCGCACAAAAATGAATGAACAAGATGTAAATGCTCATTGGGAGTTTATTCGTGCCTTAATGCTGAAATGTGGAGTTGAACCGACACAAAGAGAAGAATTCCTATACAAAGAAGCTTTGAAGCATGGCATAAAACATGGAAGTGCCAAAAAATGAATGATTTTATTGCTTTCAAAACCTTATGGAACGCCATACCCATGTCCGAAGAGGCTGCGCAACGGATTTGCGATTGCCTAAACCATTACGTTCTGCGATCTGGCAAATCAATTCGGGAGTTGGAGAAGGTTTTGGCGTTGTATAAACTTGAAAAGGTGAAAACATATTGATTGACGATAATATGATAGAACGAGTTTACAACAGTTTAACTTGGAACCCTCAAAGCAGCAAAGACCTAGCAGAACAATTGAATATGGAAAGACGTAAGGTCGCGTTTGTTTTGGCAATTTTGAAGCGGATGGGCAAAGCACAGCGAGTAGACTTAAGTGTTCAACTTTGTCGTGGTTACTGGGTTGGAAGAAGTTTCTGGGTGAAAACCTAATAATTAGAAAATTAAAAGAGGTGATGTGATGGTTGAAGAAGAAGGTCTTTTCAAAAAACGATTAATCGAAAAAGTAGAGTCACCACAAATTGGAAGAGTTTGGATTTCTGATGTGAAACAAATTGTAGATGAGGCTAAAACCGCTTTTCCCTTAGTACACTTTGAATTTCAAGAACCTAGACAATGGAATTTTATTCAGTACCAACATCATTATGACAGTTTAGCGCATCAAGTTCTCGAATTAATAGGATGGTACCAAAAATGGTTTGGTAGAGAGTCTTCGCTGGAATCGGAAAAAAGTGCCTAAAAACAGCAAAACAAAACAGCGGATGTTTCTGCACAGAAAAGCCTAGCCTAACCACTCACTTTTTATGTAAGGCTTCATCAAGACAGATCGCAACAAAAATAATGCCAAAGCAAACAGCAAAAACAATGAGAAACACGCCTATGCCTATGATGGGTAATCAACCTCTAAAATTGGCACATCAATATCTACGACTCCCGCTTTTATGCTTGTAGCACTTCTATCTTGATATTCGGGCCTTATTGCACTCGCTACTGTGTTATAATTTTTGTATGATGATCGCGCACTACTATTTGTTAAATCATCTGTTAGGCTTGTTGTGGTTGTTAATATTTTAGAGTCAATGTGATGTCTCAGATTGGTTACTCGCATGTCCTTGTCTATGTTGAATGAAGCGTCACTCTTAGTTTTAGCGTGGATGTGAAGGTATTGACCGGGCAACAAATCTTTAATCATGGGTGTTGTGATCTGTGCGATTAACGGTTTTGTTCTTGCTGAAAACAGTTCTGAAGCACAAAGACGCGCCATAGTTCCCGTATCAGCCAATGTCATAACGTCATCTTTACCCACTTGATCCACAATAGTTCTAAGTTTCAGTTTGTCGGCTACGATAAGTGTGGAGTCTTTGGCTGCGCGGCAAATTAAACCTTCAAAATGCATGTCATCCCAATAAGTAGCTGTCGAGCCTACGATTCGCATGCCCACATAGTTTATGTTACTCCAACTCGGCGAACCGTATTTGCTCCAGTCTTTTAAGTTGTCATTCCATGCGCCTTCACAATAGTAAGGCCCAACAACCTTTCTAATGATTTGCCAATCCGTGATAACTGTTGATCCGTCACCTACAAGATGATAAAAATAGTTGTTGCTATCAGTGCATAATTGAATATAGTTCGCATCAGGATTTGCGCAGTTATAATCAAAAACGAAGGTTGGCGGGTTCTTGGCTGATCCTATCTTAGTGAAATTCCAAGCTGCATTTTGTCCGCTGGGCCACCAACAATATCGAGGCGCCTGCGTAGAAATAACTTTCAAACTGTAAGTGCCGACTTTAACGATTATAGTTTCATCAGACAATGTTATGTAAGCGTCTGTTTTGCCCCATGATGAAGCTTTGCCTTCAGTCCAATAATCACGTGCGGGCTTGCGTAAAGTGCCATAATACAAAATGTAGTTTGCCTCTGAATCTTGATGTTCAAAATTGAAAGAATCAAAATCTACGCCTTGCGCTAAAGTCGCGTTTGCTTGGCTGTCACCATAATAGAGAGTCCACCCCACTTGAGTAGCCCCAATTAACTTCATTCTGAAATTGCCGCTTGTGTCAACAATCCAGTGAGGTCCAGGTGTAGTTCCCGCACCTATTGCCGTGACTAAATCGCATAAATCATTAATCAGTTTGTCACATGGTTGGTATGGGCTGCAAACAAAATTGATTGGTCCCTCTATACTTTCAACTTTTGAATAGTCATAAGTGTAGCCACTGCTTCCAGAACCGAGAATCCCATTCACATATTTCGGAATTATTCCTATAGTGGCATCCGTCAAAATATCCGTAATCCGTGTCCCATAAGATGAGTTGCGACTTTCCGTTCCATACTCTTGATTACAACTTGTTTCCGTTAATCCATACCCTGTGCCATCACATTTAAGCGTTAAAGTTTCCCCTGGCTCTTGACCTATAATGTTTGGAAGACAAAAACGGATTAAACCATTAAAAAGCGTAGTCCATGAACCATCTGAAGAGTCTTTAACTTTGAGCAGTATAGTTTTGCCCGCGTCAATGTTCGCCGGATAATTTTGGCTTAACTCATTATTAACGATTATTGTGGCCACATCAAAACCGTTTTCATTTCTAGTCACATCAGCAGAAACTAGAATGTTGTAGATTGTGCCTCCAATAGTTAATTGCGCTTGCGGAAGAGCCATGTATGTTACCATTTTTATGTTCCTCTGCTCGTGTCAAAGAGATCATACGCCATTGCGCCCAACCCTAAAGTAGTGGCTGCAAGAAAAAGCCATCCAACCGGGCCAGATGCTGCTTCAAAAGCGTTTATGGCAATTTGCGTCATTCTAATAGTCCAGATTACCCTGTTAAATTCGCTTATGACTTTGTTAAGCTCTTTTGAACCCGTCATTTTTTCTAGTGCAAAGCCAATTCGTATAAGAGAAACTTCAACTTGTCGAAGTTCATGGTAACTCATTTGAACACTTGAAACCTGAGTTTTTAAATCTTCAATTTGCATTTTAGCTTCAGCTAGAGTTACCATACCTGCAACTCCGTAGGATCAACTTCTATTTGAATGTCAAGTTCACATTTACAGTTTGGATGACTAGAAAACTCTTTAATCAATAATGCTTCATCTAAATCGTTAATAGTCCATTGTTTACCATTCAACACAGAACATTTCGCACATGCCCCCAGCTGTGCAATCCACGTGACAATGTAGGTTATGCCTACGATTAGGGTTTCACTCATTAAGCATCACTGTAACTGATGTATTCTGCTTCGCCTTCATACTCATAAACCGCGTCTCGGTCCTCGCCTATGACAGCGTTGTTTCTTAGACAGTAACCGTTTGTTATGGTGTAAGTCCGAGTTTTAGGCGTTCCAAAACCATCTTCAATAGCCATGATAACTTTGAAATATTCAATCTTATTACTAAAGCCATTGTCAACTAAAGCGTATTGGTTGCCCGCTGCCACTTGAACGTCAGTCACAAAAAAGGCAATTCTACAATCGCTTAAGAACCGTAATTTCCACTCGAAAAAGCTAGGTTGCTGCAAATTAATAGTTGCTGATGTTGCAGCAGTAGGCGGTTTATTTCGTGTAGCATCATGAATTCGCCTATATTCAAAACTGAGGATGCCCTTGCTAATGTTGACTCCATGCGTGCTATCATAGCCAATATGCACGTTTGAAATGCGGCCCGGAACCTTATCCGTTTTAACCTCTGTTAAACTCACACTTTCACCTCATACGGTTCATTAAAAGTTTTCAGATACTTGTTTGCTGTAGCCACGTCTTGAATGTCAACCATTAAAAGAGCTAAATTATCTGCTGAGTTTCTGCATAATCTACTGTGAAAGTGCCATTTCATTTCGTCTATGTTGTCAAAAACCATTATGGTTTTGCCGTCTCTAACTATTTTTTGCATTAAGCATACCTCTTGTATCTTAAGACATACTCAACTGAGTAAAGAACTGTGCTTCCCAAATTCTTTTCATTATCTGTTAAGCGGTTAAGAGTTCTCAACGAGCCAATCGGATAAGTTTCAGTCACACGTCTAAGTTCCGCTTCTGCTTTCCAACGAAGTTTAGTTCCAGTAATCCCCGTCTTGTCAATACACCAAACCGTGATTGGCACGTTTTCCTCATAGCCTACTCCAATGGGCAGTGCTGTGCTGTCAGGTGTGCCTACGCAAAACACTAAGTCCACAGTTTTGTCAATAAATTCTCTTTTCAAAGGGTAATTTGGGTTAGCGTAGATGACAACATAGGATGCGAGTGTGGCACCATCATCTTTCGTTAAACTTGGCGCATCTAAATAAGTGTTCAAGTAGACGCGTGTTCGATACCGTGCATCTTCAGCTTCTGACGCTGGCGGTGGCGGTGCTAGAAGTGTTGTATAATCACCCACATCAATAGCATCAAGGTAAACGTTTCCTGTAGCAGTTAAGGGTGCGAAGCTACCGATATTAATGCCTTCAAGGAAAATAATGCCTGTTGCGCCTATGTATTGAGGTTCAAACGCGCCAACCTCGGAAGTGTCAAGCCAAACTTTTCCCATTTAGTTCAGCCTTCGTCAATCACATATTCTTCTCCATGTTTACCTTGTATTTTCCGAATGAATGAGCCTTTCTTACCTTCATGAAGTATGGTTTTATCTGGTTGCTCTTTAACACGGGAAGTATGAATAGAATGTGTCATAATGCATTTCTCTGATTCTGGATGTGTGGCGAGTTCTTCAAGGATTGAGGGATGCTTTAATAATTGTTTAACTGCTTTGTCGTCAGGATTCTTGGCTAAAGGATGAATAGACCATGCGAGTTTAACTATGGCGTAGTTCTCTCCGTATTCTAAGACTACTGCATCTACTCCCTGTGGCAAGTTCTCGCATATTGCTGGTTGCAGATTAACGCCTTTCGTTCCCGTCAAAGTTGTCTTTAAGATTTTGATTTGCATGTCTATAACTCCGCGAAGTTTTTAACAAACATTCTAACTGGATTTGTATATTCAGTTGCTTTAAGATTTTGCCAAATTTCCAGAGTATATGGTAAAGGGTCTTGAGGGACATAAGTGGTGTGTGTGACTTTCAATGCTCCATTAACGTAGTAATTCACTGAACCAGTAGCCCACACAAACTTCAGAGTTGTTTGGTTACTTGTAGTCCAACCCGTAAAAATTGCAGCTTCCCCGTAGCCGTCATAGCCTGTTAAAACTTGGGTTATGAGATCGTCTTTTGCCTGGAATAGGATGTGTCCGGCCTTCTCTGTTGCGCCTGGGGGTGATGTGATGGCGGACCCGCCAAGTGCTGTTTCAAACATTAATGGATAAGCCCATCTGCTTATTTCCATGTCTGAGATGATGGCTACTGCCTGGTATGTTCCAAAGTTAAAGAATTTTTCTGATAAACAATAGTATTGGCATTCGTTGTCATTAGCAACCCCTTGGTAAGTTGCCATTTCAAAATATGTGGATGTAGGCCACCATCTTGAAACAGGCGCACCTTTACCAGTATGAACAACCCATGTGTTTAATGGTGACACATTTAACGGCCAAGTATTTTCGCCTATTGCAGTTTTCCACAAGGCTTTGTCTATGTTTATGCTCATTTTTGTTCACTTCATACGTATAAAGGCAACTTAACTAAGTCGCACTCGTAATATTCTATGATGTCTGGAGTAACACCATGTTCTCGGATGGTTTTAACCTCATAATAAATATTTCTAACCGTTTTTACTTCGTCACCTTCTTGAAATGCTGAGTCAGTTAAGCCAATAGCATCTAAGCGAACATACGTGCCACAAGCTAAAGCTAACGTTGATGCGCCTTTAGGGATAATACACATTTTAATTGTTGATTCAGCGAAAGATTTAGCGCACCAACCAGTTACACCGTCTCTTGCGCCTAGTGATAAAACACGTCTTGTTACGTCGAGGCTCCCGCCCTTGTAAGTTTGAAAAACCTTTACAATTTGATCCCATAACACACCCATTTTTCAGTCTCCTCTTTAGATTTTTCCATCACTATATTGAGGCATGTTCAATCACCTTTTATTCTGGTACCGGCTCATTCTCAATGATAATCGGCGGCTTCTTCAACCGTTCAATCATATCCTTCAAAACCTGCATGCTCAAAGCAAAATCAGGATTACTCTCTAAATAGGATAGGCTCATGCTTTGGATTCCAACCTGCTGCCCCTTCTCTTTATATGCTTTCAACATTAAGTTGACTAAGCCTTTCACAGCCAAGTTTTCTGGAGCCGTGTAAACGAAGCTTTTAGTTTCAGCTGTGCCAGTTAAGGCGGCGATCGTTGTTCCCGCTTCTGCATTCACGTAGTCTATTGCATCATCAATTTTGTATTCGAGAATCGTGAGTGTTAAGCCTGTGAAGTCAGTTAGGCTGTAGCCGTTTTCGTCTAAGATTCTCTGTGCAATACTCGCTATAGTAGTCATTTAAGTTATCTCCTTCAACAATTCTTGGATCATGCTGAACAACTCGTCTTTCTTTTGTTTACGATCATAATAATAATGTCTGCCGCCTGTTATTTTAGGCATGTTAAACGTTTCTGAATTGAAGGTTTGAGAGTTAAAAGTTGACAAGGCTAACTCCTACGGTATTGAACTTAAGTATAGACAAAGAGCAGGACCCACACCGTTTCCAAGCGCAGCACCAGAGTTAAACGGATTTGGAAGCCCCATCACTGTTGGACTAAAATCAACATAGTAACTTCCGTCTCCAGAAATACCTACGGTTGGTGGTGTGGCAAAACCGCAGAGCCTCGCCCAATCCAAATAAACACAGGGAACAGAACCATTAATTGAAGTTTGTATGGCAAGCCAATATAATCCTTTTGTTAATTGCCGAGGAGAAGGAAAAGTGTAACTTATCGCCCCAGCAACACTGCCATCTATATCTCCAGATGTTTCAAGAAGAACATTTGGATAAATGTCACCAGTGTCATTGTATAATCCAAGGCGAACTACACCACTGTTTCCAGTAAGATATACGCCAATTTGGGTAAACGTCATTGTTCGATGAACTGGAAAAGGCACCACTTGAACACGTAAAGCGCCTGGAAAGAATTGGCTGGTGCTTGTTCTTTGAACGCTTAAGAGACTGAGGAACCATCGTCCAGTCTTCAGTTTATCAACTATGTCAATTGGAATATCAGTCAAGTGAGAACCGTCAAGTTTGTCACAGTCAAGTCCACCGCCTGTTCCCCAAGGCAAAGCGTCGGCTCCAGCGGGTATATGTCTCGCCTGATGCGACGCTAAAGTAAAGCCTGCAAGAGTGTCAATATCACCAGCAACAAGAGCATCTGCGCCACCGCTTTTATGCCTGCTCACATGAGCGTTAGCGTCGATTGTGCCGAAAGCAAAGGAACGCCAAACTTCACCGTCATATACAACAAGATGTTCTGTGGGGGCAATGCATAAATCGCCTACGACGGGTGAATCTGGAGTACCTGATGCAACATTAAATATGCCAGACCAGATTCGAGCGTATTTGATTGTTCCGCCACCGACTGTTGCCGGCTCCAATCCCAAACCAAAATAATAATCGCCATCTTTAAAGAAACTTAGTTCAGCCCAATCGTCACCCCACAACAAAATCTGCAATGCATCTTCATTTGGTGGGGTGCTTATTCTTTTTCGGCGAAGTTCATACATTACATAGTCATTCACTGCGTCTTTATCAATTTTCGCACTGTAATTTCCACTAGTCCAAGTTGCAGGCATATCATGGTTTGATGGCACATTAATTAGTTTGCTTCCATCCCACTGCAATCCTGTTTCACCGAGAAAAGCTCCATCAACTGGCGGAGAAAGAGGATTAGGAATCACATGGTCACTGTTCCATTCTGCCGCGTTCACTTGGGCAGAACCATCATCTGCAGGCGCGGTCTTCGCGTGTTTAATGCCCACTGTCACGTGTGTCTCCTCAAATATTCTTCAAGTTGACCTAAAACACTGTGAACGTGTTCAACCATCTGTTTATGCTCTTCATCGCTCCGAAAAAGCTGGTCAGTCTGTTTCTTAAGCGAATCTTCCACCAACATCATTCTATTCGCCAATTCTCGTTGCGACTGACTAACAGTTTTTTCCAGTTTATCCACTTGTTCCTGAAGAAGATCAACTGAAGTTTTCAAGTTCACTTCCGTTTCAAGCGCATCCAGCAAACTGGGCAAAGTAGTAAGCTGATCCATTAAAGCGGCAAGCTGGTTTAGATTGCCCTCTCGTATTTTAGCTATTACTTCCAGAATGTTTTTTATTGCGGTTGCCATTCACATTCACCATGTTGGGTAATTTGCGAGGAACTCGCAGAACTCTGGAAAAGGCTTCCTATAACCTATTAAACACATGATTTTGTCAATTACCATGATTAAAGAGGAACGAATCATTGTGAAGTGCCCTCTTGGGTCAATCATGCAGAAAGGGGAAACTGTCCGTTTGAAAAGTCTGCCGCTTGCAAGTTCATATTTTACGCCGTCTATCATGATTGTGCGGGTGAGAACTGTTGAGATATTCGATTTGTAATTGTAGGTTATCCAATAAGGCGGCTTACTCCATTTACCATAAAATATTTTGCGGTATCGACAGTATAAACATGTGAATCTGAACCGTTTAAGCCCTTTTGGACAGTTGCCAAGTTTACCAGCGCACCAGAGAGGACGCAGCAGTTTATTCAAGAATTTGGATGTCGTGAAGGTCAAACTTCGCAAGTTTTTCCCTGCTTACTACAAAAATTTCGCCTTTCTGAAAATGGGTGCCTTCCCAACTTACTGTGCCAGTTAAAACTTTGACTTTGACAGTGTTGGATACTGGTTTTGGTTCTTCCACTATTGCAGTCTCAGTATGGGATGGTTCCAGCGGCTTTGTTTCGTCTGATTCAATTTTTCTAACTATTTTTCGTGGTTTACTTGACATGTTTGTGTTTCACCTCCAACATGCGTTGTCGAAACTAAAAAAAAAGGGGAAAAAACAGGTGTACCCACAGTAATGTGCCTATATACCTGTTAATTTGCAGATTGCATTTGTCTCGTAGACGACTGGCAATCCACGCACGTAAACTCTGCCGAAGAGGCTTTCGCCCTCTTTCTTGCTGAGCACTTGCGTTTCAACCGTCAAATCTTCTGCGACGACAAACTCGAACATGCCTACGGGGTTAGCCTTGGTCATCATGCCCGTGCCCGCTGTAAGTGTGGCTGACGGGTATATTTCGCCTTGAATGCGCTCTTTAATCCATGTTAAATATGGCACGGCAGTGTTTGCGATGAAGTCTGCTGCCTCGTTGTATTGGGTGGGATTTAGAAGAAGATTGTAGGGTGGAAAAATGTTGTCTTCCATCAGTAAAGCGATTGCGCCGTTTATGTCTGTAGAAATGTTGGCTTCTGTTCCCCAATCGCCAGCGGCGGCTTTAGTGTTGTTTGCAGAGTTGTATAAGCCGTTTATGTCATAGGTTGTGCCATCAGCCGAATAGCCAAGAATTAGCAACGTATCCTCTTCTAAACCCACTTTGTAGCCTGCACTTTCAGCAGTTGTCGTGTTTAATGGTGTGCCACTCATGCGACTAGCTGCCAAGTCAAGTTTGTTAATCTGGAACTCTTTATGGACTGTGGGAATAGCAACAGTGCTTCTTGCAAGATTAACGATGTCAAGCGTTTCTCTACCGGGCCAACCCACGTCTATCGCTGCGTTTGCCGCTTCCGTCAAAGTGTCATACCCAAATACTTGTGCGCCAGCGTCTATTTTGCGGATGGGCATCAATTTTCTGCCGACAAGTTCTCTGCGTGCTGCGTAGACAACTCTGTCCATGATGTATTGTCCTTGCTCTGTGGTGAGTGGTTCGTCGTGTCCAACGTATCTTAAAGTGTTCATTTTAGATCAGACTCCTCACTAGACAATCTGAACCGCTTGTGCCTGTTTCTTCAGCGATGGCTACTATTTCGTCTGTGCCCACTGTGCCGCCTGTCAATGTTCCGTTTGCTCCAGCCTTTAATCGTGTTCCTTTTGTGGCTGTTGCTGCAGTATCCAATGTGCCGAGGATAATCATGCCAGGACCCCATAACATTGCTGCTTGTGCGGTGACTGCGTAGATGGTGTCTACGGTTGCGGGTCTATGTTTTTTGGTTGTTTGTTCATAGCCTAGCCAACCGACGGCTGCGCCTGCGGCAGTGTTCACTATGATGTCATGGTCGCCTGTGCCTCTTTTTACTAAGCGTCCAGCATACATGTTGGTGGCTGTTTCGATGTTCATGGTTTGAATATGCATGTTTTGAGAATCAAGCACTATTGCGTTTACGGGTTTAACCATTGCTCTTTGAGTTGTCATTTACTATTTGCCTCCCTTCCACTGTTTCTTTTCGCTGTCCCATTCGCCCACAGTGAGTTTAGGCTGTCTTGCCTGCCGTATTTGTTCAGAGTCAGAGGCTACGCTTGCAAAATGTTTTTCAGTGTGTTCCAACGCGTCAGCAATCGTTTTTAAATCGCCATAAGTTTTAGAGATTAAAGTGTCTTTGGTGTATTGACTGTTATTCATGATGTCAATAATCAGTCTTTCTTTGTTTGCGTCGTCCTCGGCTTTCTTCATGTCATTAACCCGCTGTAGCAACGTGTTGTCTTGGCGAAGCTGTGCTTCTAGGCGTTCAACCCTGACTTTGAGTTTTTCGTTTTCTTGAACAACTTCTGCGAAGTCACGGTCTTTTGTAACATCGGTTTTAGCCACTGAATCATTCCACATTTTTTCGCATAATGCTTGGTCATGGTCTTTTAGGCATGCTTGTATAAAATCTGCTTTTGCCTTTTCATTGTTTGTTGACGTTTTGTTTCACTTTCCTTTTTGTGGCAGTTTGTTTAGTCTCGCCTTGTACGAGAAGAATTTAGATTAGACAGAACTCACGTTCTGTACCACATCATTTTGTGGAATATCTGTTACGTTTGTAACCTTTCATTTAGTTCTTTGAAGATTCGCCTACTTTTAGTTATTAAGTCTTCGTCGTCTTGTTTGATTTGTAGTAGAGGATGCCCTTCAATCACTTCCAACACGTCAGGACCATAATGCTTGTACAAGCGAGATCCAGCAACCGTGTAGCCCACTTGCCTCATACTAATGCAAACGGGACATTCCTTATCGTTCTGAATTACGCTGTCAACGGCGATTCCGCAGACTGGCCCGGGGCAACGTCCCGCCTCTATTGGCGCAGCCACGTGGTCAATGAAAATGTTGCGTTGCACATAATCATATTTTTGGCCGTTCCATTCTCCAGGTGTCTTGTCTTCTTCGTAGGTGAAGCCTATGCTTACGTCTCGCAGTGTGCCTTCTCGAATTTTAGTGATCACGTCTTCTGGCACTCGGTTTTTAAACCATTTAATATCTGCTTTTATGCCTCTTCGCATTGGACGTTTAGTTTTGGGTTCTAAGAGGTCTTTAGCGAATTTGACGTTTTCTATTTTGCCATAGATGTCAGTTACTCTCTGTAATAAGGCGCTGTCTGGGTGCGATAGGATTTTTACCCATCTGCCTTCAGCCGTCCACGCTGCTTTTTCCAGTTCGTCCCCGGGCTTATACGCCATGCCCTCTGGATATTCATGCACGATTTCGCTGGCTATCACCGCGGGCATCACTAAGAAGTCTTTGTCGTCCAGCAAGATTTTGTCGTCTAGTTGAGCCTTGTCGAAGCCTACTTTTCTCTGTGCAATATCACCTAAAATTTGCCTTTTAATTGTTGCACAGTAAGCAGCAGGGTCGCCTTTACCCGAATTTTTAGTTACGCAATCAGCGAAGTGTTCGTAGTCGCCAAACGGCGGGTCATCTCTTGTGTCGCTGTGTTTGCCCGCTTCAATGGCGCGGTGCATAGCTAATGCTTCAGCTTCAGTGTCGAAACATTTGATTATTTCGCCTGCCTGTTCACCGTGGCAGTGTACGACGCACCAGCGGTTTCCTCTTTTCTCAACTTTATCAGCTTCTGTTTTTGACATTTTATGTTTCACCTTTAATTTTTTTATTTCACCTTTAAGTTTGTCCAAACAATTTAATTGTCGCTGTCGCTGATGTAGTCTGTTACGGTGTCGTTTGTGGGGTTGGTTGATGCTGTGAATGTTTGGTTTAATAGTTTGCCGACGTCGGTATAGTCTGAATAGCCCATTTTGTTTTTCTCCTTTTTAAACTTCCGCACTCCATCTTAACACTACATTGTTTGTTCCGCTTGGCGGCGCAGTTATGAAAGTGACCGTTATGTTTGTTGCGTCTGCACTGTTTAAAGTTGGAACATAACTCATTTACATTTCAGCCTTCCAAAATAATATAACATTGTTTGAGCCACTTACTGGAGCAGTTTTGAACCAAACATTTGTGGTATTAGAAGTTCTTTCGATGTATGATATTTCGGCTGTTCCAGCGGCTGAACTACCCTCTTCAACACTTATATAATTTGGAACTCCTACTAAACCGTGGGAGATTGAAAAAACTCCTGTCGACCCGTCTCCGCTAAATATTGCAACTCCTTCATTTACAGACTTAATTTGAGTGAAACCTACTGTATCATACTTAAACATTCTATTGCCTTTACGAATAAACTCATAACTATTTGTAAGTATTCCTAATCTACTTCCTATAAAATTAACTCCAGTCAAAACGTTCGGTGCTGTTGGATTCATTTCCTCATAGTCATACTTGGGATAAGGAGGAAAATACTCTGTTACACACCTAACACCTATCAATTGATTTTCATATTGGCTAATTTTAATATTGCTATATGTATTCACAGGAGAAGCACTGTTATCCTGAAGTCTTGTTCCAATAAGTGCAGATTGATGAACATTCCAGTTTATTCCATTTTGGTTATTAGCAAGTATTGCGCTCCCTATGTCTTGGATTCCACCACCTTGTGCAATTTCAAATCCATCTTTTCCATTGTAGTATATATCATTTATTATTGATTTACCTCTGTCTATATGGTTAGCTATATAAATACCGCTAAGTGCATTATCATGTATTTCATTTCGTGCAAGCCAACTAACATAAGGTTTGTAAAGTTTTATGCCATTCTTTGCAAAATTCCTTACTTCAACATCTAAAAGTCTAGGCCGATAAATCGGAGTAACACCATCATCTGCAATACCGTTTCCGTCTGTATTATTTGCTTTATTTCCATCAATTATTCCACCTAAAATACCAATATAATCTCCGTGTATTTGTATGGCATCTTTATTTATATTGTTGCTAAGAGTCAACTCGGCAGCACGTAAATCAAGAATTGTGTAAGAGGGCAAAATAACTGTATTCGATAAACTAAAATTACCTTTAAAAAATACTTTTTCTTTCCATGTTCTCCCACTCGTCAAACCATCCAAAGCCGCTTGAATCACGTCATAAGCCAAATCATACCGTTTCAGAATCGTGTATTTTGTCCCAATGTTCTTGTAAGCCTCATAATATTCAACTGCGGGATCAGGTTTCTGAACTAGGCAAGTCCAAGAAGCAGGATGCAACTCAGAACCGCCGCCACCCCACTTTCGCGCTTCCATCAAAATTTCTTTAGCATGCATACGGTCAACTGTGTCAGCGTCTAAACCGTGTCCATGCCCAGGATACACAACGTTTTCTTCTTCACTCATTTTTCACGTCACTCTTCAAACACTATTTTTTTGAACAGCTCCTCCGCCTTCGCAATCCTTACTAAGACGCATCGACAATTAGGATGTTCATTAACCATTATCGTGTTCTCGTCTAGAATCTCAAGACTTGGGAAAAACTGTCTCAGACGGTTTCCTTGGTAAACGCCGTTTTCCATCCCCGCGTTTGCCCTGCAAGTCTCGCAAAGTCGGCTGTCGCTTATTTCGACGTATAGCCATTCGTCAAGAGCGCTGAAGAACGTCAGCGGCGTCTCCATGAAGATGCGGGTTCGGCTATCCCTGAACGTTTGAACTGCTTGTATTGCCCTCAACATTTTTGCTCTTCCTGTTCAAGTCAATCACTAAAAATTTATCGTTAGTGGTCAAGTCAGGATTGCCCTTCTGTCCTTCACCAAACAGGTTCAAATTTGCCTTTTTCAAGCCTGCGCCTTCACCATTCGGCAACGGATCCAAGTTGTTTTCAGCCCTCACTTCATCCGCAGTCATATAATCCAGTTTCTTTTGGTTAGCCGCCGCTTCAAGATCGTGCAGTCGCGCCTCATCTAACTCGCTCAACTCAAACGCGCTATTCCATTTTATCACATACGTTCTGGCTGTTCTATGTCGGTAATCGCTAAAAACCTTGTGAAACAATTGTTTAATTTTGCCATCTTTGTCTGAAGCAGTTTTAATAAGCGTTAACTGTCCTGAATCTGCGAGTTTGTCAACGACCCAACGCACTGTGTCTTCGAGGCTTGATTGAATCCTGCTAATTACTTTGTAATAGTCTTGCATGTTCACTTCGCTGCCAGTCACCGCTCCAGCCTGTGCACCAACAAGTTTAGGCTGAGGAATCCCTGTTGC